ATCAAGATGTCCAGAATAAATACGATTGATAATATATGGTGAATATTCTTTCTCTAATGAAGAGTCTTCATCAATCAGATTTTTCTTAGTTTGGTTGATAGAATTTAACCAATCTTTCAACTCAGTCATAAAAATATTTCATCTTTACTAGAGTCTACCACTATACCAGTATCTTTTGCAACTAATTCTACTGCCTGTTGAGAAAGATAAACACCACTATTCATAGAAACATTCATATGAGGATCAATGTGTTCTGCTAAATTATCAACGTCTCTTATTAAATTAGAATACTTAGGATCAGAAAGGGCAAACTTTTGCTCTCTCTTAGTAGTATAATGACATACAACAGGATTAAAATATTCCTTATGCTTTTGTTCTATCCATCCCTGTGTAACGTCTTGAGAAGCAAAGAGACCCTCTGAGACACCCATACG